TTCTTCCAACGGAATCCAAATGCCGTTGTCTGTGATCTTATACTGTTCCGGTTTCATATTACCAAAGTATTGCGACCAACAACGCCGTCAATAGGCCCAATATTGCCATTAACACGTCCCGGCAAATTTGCCGTTGGCGGGCCGTCGGCAATTTCTTAACTATTACTTTGACCTGTTCGCCATCGGCAAACATCTTCCACGTTTCTTCCGGCAATGTCGCATAATATCGGCCATAACGGCAAATTACGCGTTCAATCGTGTTAATTTGTTTCATAATTACGCCTTTAAAGGAGAGCTCACCCAAACCACAATAACGGCAAGTACCATAGCAAGCGCAACGCCAATCAACGCGCCGTCAACGCGGGACGCGTGAATTGACGCGTATTCAGCGAACGAATACGGGTATTTCTCTCGCTTGAAACAAACGAAACGATACCCCAATACCAAAAGTTCGATTGCCACGGCAACCAGCGCAATAGTAAATGCGCAGTCAATAAAAGTTGTATTCATATCTGATTGTTTTTAGAAATTTATGCAACGTAGAAACTGATTCTGATGCCACGGCGCAAGCGGCATACGACCTTATCATCCATCGTGGAAAATGCGCGATCCAAAAGACGGTTGGTCAATTCGATGTCGTTGACCATTCGGAGCAGACCGGACACGCCAACCAGTGTGTTGACCTTTTGTCCCTCAAAAGTCCCGGCAACCTTGATCTTGAAATTGTGGTTGATGTTTCGGGTTGTGTACTTTAACGTTTCCATTTCTTTTCATCGCTTCCGGGAACCGGCCCGGTCAGTGGTTCGTGTATCGAATCCGATGGCAAAGGTAATAACTATTTTTTTAATTTCCAAAGGTTTCGCCATAATTTTTGCAATTTTCAGTTAAATTTTCATTTTCTCCGATTTAACGGCCTTATAGCGGGCCGCCGGTATCGTTATCCATCCGACACGTTCACGGGCAAATTTGGCCGTCAAAATCGCTTCGTCGGGCCGGAAATGAAAAAACGGCCGGATTTCACAACCGGGCCGTTTCTCTCTAAAACCTAAAACCGTTATATCCTCTTTCCTTGACAAAGATAGTTACTTTTCGATTACGATGTGTTCCAGTCCAAGAATTTCCGTATGCGGATTCTTCGACACGGCATTCATTTCCCGTGCCTTGACCTGTTTGGTTTTCCAAAGGAATCCCAAGAATCGTTTGTATTGGACTGTTTCGGCGATCAGCAAGGAATCCCGATTGACCAACGTTCCAGTAAATTCGTCGGCCGTCAGAACCCCGTTGAAATCAAACCACGCATCGCCGCAATGGACGGCCACGGCCGGGACCAATACGGAATCTCGGATGATCGTGGTGTCCTTTGGCGCGGAACGCAATTCGATGATCGTTTGTGCCTGTGTCTTGTTCACGGCTGCCAAATCGTTGTTGCGCTTCTTCAATGACTGAATCATCGCGGCATCTTCCGCCCGGAACCGCCTGTATTCGCTGATGGACAGTTCAAGCGATTGCACCCGTGCCGCGCTCAACGAATCAGCAACCCGGAACCGTTCGACGTCTGACAACAACGTTTCCGTGTTGTTCCTGTACCGGTCCCGTTCGGCCGTGATCCGTTCAATCTTCTTGCCTTGCCAATAAAAGGCAAATGCGACGGCCAAGATAATGGCCGCCGCAATCGTCAGTTTGCGCAACATTAGCCGCCGAACGAAACGCGGTCCGTGGAGTTGTACGCCCATCCGTCGGCGGTCCGGTCATAAGACACGGTTTCCGCGCCGGCCGCGTCAACATACGTCAAGCAAAGGCCCTGTCCGGCCCCATCGCTTTTGTACGAAACGGTGTACGCGTGTTTCTGAACGCCCGTGACCTTGACAACCTTATCGCCGGCGTTCAGCGCGTCCAGTTGTGCGGCGGTCATCGCGGTAATGTCGGCAACCTCAATCGCGGCCGCGCCGGCCAATGCGGAAAGGATGTCGGCAAGTGCGCCGCCAAGATCAATTTGGTTTCCTTGACCCGCGATCTTCGCGGCAATCAAGTTTTGCAGTGCAATTTTGTCCATAAAGCAAAGAAATTAAAAGGTTTGTGCAAATGTAGTTATTTTCGGTTCGCAACGCAAACCGCAATTGGAAATTCCGCGCGGACATCGAAACACGGGCATTGCTTTATCCATTCGGCCGGCTCAATTTCGCCGTCCCCATTTTTGTCCGGGCTTGCGTCCCTGTGTCCCAATATGTCAACGATTCCCGGGTATGCAACCAACAGTTCGTCGTATATCAACGCGGCCATTGACAATTTTTGTGCATCCGTCCGCGTGTCCGCCGCAATCGGGTTGCCCCGCTTGTCCAACTTGGCGACGATTTGGCCTTTACTGTTCGTCGTGGATTCAAGCCCGCCAACGTAACAGATACCAATGGAATGTTTGTTATACGATTTCCCGGACGTCCCGGCCGTGTTGCAATGTGCGCCGTCCATCGTCAAAGGCCGGCCAACCTCAACCGTTCCGTCCAAGTCAATAACGTAGTTGTAGCCGATACGTTTAAACCCGCGCTTTATGTGTTCGCGCTCAATGTCGGCGGCCTTTATGTCTTTGCCGGCCGGCGTCGCGGAACAATGGATTACGATTGCGTCCACATCTTCTTTTTTCATTTCGATTCATCCTTTGCGGCTTCGAAATCAATGCCTGTTGATTCCTCAACCTTTGTTTTCATAAATCTCCTCAACCATCGGAAAACGGGATGATCGGAAATGACCGCCGCGTTTTCAAGAAATGACCAAAATTCGACGCCACAACAAAAAGCCGTGAACCAATTGGCCAATCGTAGATGTACATCGCCGGGGATCACGCGGTCAAGCATTTCGGCCATCACGATACCGAACAGGATTAACACCAATTTGTATATGGTGCGCCACGCCTTGACCGATTCAAAAGCGAACTTTCCGCCTGCTCGCTTTGCGAGAACGGCGGATTTCAAACAGCCGGTTGTGAAATCAACGAATTCGAACACGAATACCGTAAGAATCAACGGGAGCAAATCGTCGCAAATGAGCGCGGCAAGACTTGCAAAGAATCCGGCAAACATCTTGTTGGGATATAAATTGAAGTGTAACATAGGCCGCTATATCTTTTAAATGCTGACAATAGACAAATCGTCCATAAGTTTAAGCACCTCTTCCATATCCAATACGGCTTGACAAACGCAGTTCCCGGACGGATATTCCTCGGAAACGTGGACAAAACCGGAATACGAAGTTGCGCCCTTTGTTGAGTTGTATATTATCAGTTTCCCGTCCACCACCTTTGCGAACGGACGGTAACTTGTTGCGCATATCGGATATTCGTAAAATACAAAGTTTTCGGAATCCGGATCTTTCTTTGCAAGAAACAATTCAAGTGCTTTATTGATTCCGTTGCTTGTACCTCCCGCGATAAGGTACACATCGCCGTTATACTCAAATAGGCCGCCGTGCCAAATATTCGCAAGGCCCTCCACGGATGCGTAGCCCGCGTACTGATATGTCCCGTCAATCGTGGCACTTTCGATGATCTTGATGTGGTAGGTCTCGTTATAGCCGCCCGCTTCGACAAGATAAAGACGATGTTTGTTGTTGGCAAAAAGATACATCGGGCATAGATCATCGCCCAAGTCATCTGACCCATATACCATTTGTTTCGCCGACCAAGTTACCCCATCAGAAGATTTTGACACATAGATAGCCGTCCGGTATCCCGTCTGCGACGATGCGCGTGTACGCCAAAAGCAATACAAATAGCCGTTATAGTAGACGAGTTCCGGATCGGAGTTGTAGCCGCCCGTCGGCGTGCCGTCAATCGGATTGCCGGCAATCGCAGTGAAACCGGAGACCGGAAACACGCCATCAACAACATCGGCGTAGAAGATGCACGGGTTTTCGTATGGCTCGCCCCCGCCCTGCAAAGATTGCGGATAGGGCGAGGCCGCAAGCCAAAAATTATGCCCGCCGAATCCGCCCGGAATATAGGCAAAACTCGGATGCACTATGTCCTTTATACCGCTCGGGACACCTCCGGTGTTAGGCAGGTCGACGAGCGCGAATTGGTTGATTTGCGCGGCGCACCAATACTGATTTTGCAGTTTGTCAATTCGTGCCATATTATTCCATATTTATCGTTTTCTTGTTGCCATTCTTGTCATAGAAATACAAAACCCCGTCCTCCACAAATAGCGCGCTCTTTCCCTTTGTCGGCGTGCGAAAATTCTCGTTCAAGTAGAGGATTTCGGTTTCGGAAACAAGGGTTTTTACCTTGCTGAAATATACGCGAGCCATTCGGCAGATAGAGCGGATGAAACTGGCAGCAAGTGTGCCGACCTTTGCATCATCAATCTTGCCGACTTCGGTGTAAATGTGCGGAAGCGGGTAGGTTACCGAATTGTCCACGATCTCGATTTCGTTATAATCCGCATAGAAAAATGCCTTGATAATTTCGATTTTCAAGTCAGCGACGGCGATAACCTTATCAACAAGGTTGTTTGCATACTGGTCTTGATTGGGGATTGAGATATACGCACGGAAAGCGTTATAGGGCGTTGCCGCAATATCGCCAATTTGTCCGCTTATGTCGAAGTCCGTCCACGTCTCGTTTTGTATGGGGTTGTAGACGGAGAATTGCGGCACGTCCGATGCGCCGGGGTATTTGCCCTCTTTTTCCCACGCAAAAGTGACCGGGATCGACGAACCGGAATACGGCGAATCTCCCTTACTTGCGTAGACCTTACCGCGCACGCGGATAATGTCGGTGTCGGAGAAGTTCTCGCGGAGTGCCGTGCTGATCTTCAAATTCAGCGATGGGTTGTACTTGGAAGCAAATTTCCGATGCTCATAGATATATTTGCCGAGACCCGTGTCATACACGATACGTCCGAGACCGCTCGATTCATACGTCTCGGCGTAGACGGCCCCATCCTTATTCAGCATCGACGGAGACGAGAACGGGAATGCTTGCAGGATATTCCCGGAGCAAATTACGCGGGATGCTTTCCGGTGGTTGCTCACAAGTGTATAGGCGAATGGGTGCGCGTCGCGGTTGAATACCACGTCGGCAAAGTAGAACGACGAATTGACGGACAGCGCAACGTTCATCGACTGGATGATAGCCGTGTTAAAACGCAGGAAACAATATTTGTCACCGTTATAGAGCAAGTAGGCGGCTTTCGGCGCATCGGTGTCAATTGTGAAAATCTTATCACTGCCTATTTGGATGCGGAAGTCGAATCGCCCGTTTGCATATTTGGCCAAACGAATCTGCAACCCGTCGGCGGCCGTGTACCCGTCAATGTAAATTTCGTCGATTAGGAGAGCCAGCGCGTTTTTGGATTCTCCAAAGTTCTCCAAGTTGGAAAACAAGCGCGCGGCGTTCGCCCTCGCTCGTTCCGGTTCCATAGGCACCGCGTCGACTACTTTCTCGCTTCGTATTACGGCCGTTTGTGTGCCTGTGCCAATCAGCGCGGAAAGATTCGCCGGGTTGAATTTAATATAGATAATCTCCGTTGCATCGTTCTGCCCTTTTATGAGATGCCAGTTGTTCCCGGTGTCCGTTATGGTAGAATTGTCCGCAATAATAACCCCGCCTTTCTTGATGGATGCGCGGGTCGGCGAGACTTGAAAAAGTGAATAGTCCGCTTTGGGGTCACCGTTTATGATAATTATATCTTCAATAAACCCGAATTGTGACACGTCGAATGTGCTTTTTGCAATATCGAAAACAACATTGTCGCGCTTCGAAATTGCAATTTCTTGTTCTGCAACTTTATTTGCTGACGCGGCTCCGGTTATTTCCTTGCTCCAACTTGTCCCGCTTCCCTTGATTATTGCGACCTCGCCGGGGTTGACCACGATGCCGTCGAAGTTGACGTATGTCCCCGCAGTTGATGCGATGTAAAACACCTTTTGGTCCGGCGTACCGGGGTTTGTGGTCAACGTAGCAACACCAACAAATTGATAACCCGCGCCAAGAGAATTGATCATTGACAACAAAACTGACTGCAAGATTTCGCCAGTTATTGCGTTGCTCCCGTTCTCCTTGATAACGGCTTCGATCGCCGCTTTCAAAATTTCATATTGTCCCATATTATTGGTTGTTAAAATCGTCGTTGAAATCACTATTGAAATCGCCGCGTTGTTGTTCACGCAGATATGCCAAAGAAAGTTTCTTCGCAACCGTATTCGTTTCGAATTCGGCCGAAACCGCCGCGACATCCCCGTTACTTTCCCATTCGGGCGTCAACAGGAATGAATCGGGGAAATATACTTGGCCGCCGTTCGTGATCTTAACGTGGTCCGCCATACGGATAAATCGCATAACGTCCAACATATATTCAGACGCCAAGAAACTGAATTTGTATTTCTTTTCGGAAATCATCTTGACCGGGAATAAATACCCGTCCCGTTGTTCGACATCTTCTTCAAAGACATATTCCGGTTTTGCGATTTCCGCTTGCAGATATGCCACGTTCTTGAACGCCGGATCGGTATAGACGATTCGCCCCGCGTCCATCACGAAATCCGCGTCATCCCACCATTCGATTTTCAGATACGGCGCGATGTCATTTACAACCGTGAACACGTCAGAATACCACGTTTGCGTTCCGTCTGAAATCCGGGCGTAATATTGGCCATCTGCGAATTGCGTGAACACCGGCAACAGGCCCGGAAACACGATCACGTCATATCCTAACGTTGCAAATTGCTTGAAATAAATTCCGGCTTCGTTGATCTGTTGCGTGAACGTCCCAACCAAAACGCCATCTTTCGTGTAAACCTTGAAATCAGAAATCGTGGTTGTATTCCTGTGTTCCCGGATAATTTGGAACGGCAAAAGGAACATCGCCGGCGTGAATAGCGGATATATGCGCCCGAAAGTCCACCATTTCCGGGCGTTCTGTTGCTCAATGGATTCGTACCACGGCAATACGGATAAATTGTTATTCGGTGTCATATCTCAATGTCGCGTCAGCAAACCGACTGCACAAATTTAACGATAATTTTTCTAACATTCCATTGCCTATCAACGTAGTAACCAATTTTTGCATATCGGGATCGTTGTAGCACGGGAACGTAATAGACTGCGTTTTCAATTTCTTGACGCCCGTTGCTTGATATGCAACGCCATCAATTTCGTATCGCTTCGCCGGCATATCCCAATTGTAATAGATTTGCAAATACGCAAACGAAAGTGGCCCATTTTGAAGAATTGCGCCATTCATATTGACATACGGTATTTCATATTTTGAACCGCGCAATATTGATAGTTTAACGTTCTTGACAGACAACACATTTGAACCGCCTTTTCCCAAATAAAGGTATTGCGTATTTCTTGGCAACGTTATTTCAAGTGTTGTGCTTTGGAGATAGCCAATACTCGCGCCGGTATCATCATAAATCGTTGCGCCGCCACTTGCAAACGCATCCATATTTGTTGCCGACACTTTTACTTTTTCGCCAGCAAAAAAGTCTGAATAAATATAATTTCTATATGTCGAACCCGGCGTTGTTTCGACTGTATTCTCCAATAATATTCTTACGCCACACAACAACGCGAAACCATCTTTCGAAACCGCCGACGGATTCAATAAAATGTAATCAACATCAGATGTGAAATTCCCAACGGAAATTTGTTCAATCTTGTTCGGATCAACATATCCGGAAAGAATATCAATCGGCGAACCATCGAATTGCTTTGTTACGCCATCCATCCAACCGAACTGATAGCGCGACGCCATTGCCGGTTTTTCGAATTTGTATTTGGTCGTGTCAAACGACCACGGTTTCCCGTTGCGCGGGTTCAGCATCGCCGTCAAATCAATTCCGACGGACGGCAAATAGGAATACGAACCGCCACGGCGGAAGAATTCAACGTGTTCGATCCGGAACCGCTTTTCTTCGTCAATGAACCAGTAACACCGGTAGCAATCACGCAACATATTCAACACGTCCGCCAACTTGATCGGGGCTTTTTGCGCGGGCTGATCATAACCGGCGTTGACCAAATTGGATTTCGGCGTGATGAACAAGTGATGCGAAACGCCAGTCAACGGATCGTTTTCGGCATACAGGAACCGGGAATAATTCGTCGAATCTTCGTGCGTGATGTCGGGCGCAATTTGGCCCAACAGGACCGAAATAACGGACGCAATCGGATATGCGTCACGCAACGTGAATTCGGCGCGGGCTTCCTGTTCGATCGACCAATCAAACGCATAAAATGAGAACCACACAGAAACCGCGCCCCAAGAATTACGGGCAATTGGAAAGAAATCACTAATCCCCGGTATGTACGGTTTTTCATAATATTCGCCGGGCTGATACAATCCCCATTCCGTCGGCGTTGATGTCGTGCGCGAAGAAAAGAAAATTGTGTCCGGGAACACATATCCGATGACGCGCGAATAATTGCGGTTGTTTTCCACAATGTCATTAGCCGGCAATTCGTTTGTTTGAACGCCGGCAATGCTATCAACGTCGCACACATAACGCGAATAAACGTTGATGTCGTGAATGTACAGATCAACAGTTCCAGTTGCGCCGGAACCGCTAACGGGTTGCAGGGTAATAGACAAAGGCGGCGCGGACGGGGCCGGGACATTCGTTTGGGCATACTGCCACATCACTTGATTGTCAGAAACACGAATGATCTGCCAATAGTTTGCGCTTCCGCCACTCTGTACAATTCTCTCAAAATGGAACTTATACGCACCGGTCACGAAATCTTGCGTGTCTGATTCCGTTCCCGGCTTTGTCCCGGAAAAAGATACGGGTATCGTCGGCGCTCCAGTCTGCGATACATCAATAACGCGTTCAGAATCGGCCAATGCAAAAAAGAAATCATTTACCAATGCGCTTTCATTAGATTCCGGCGTGCATTCCTGTTCCCACCACATACCGGAAAGGAAACAGCCAATCGAAGATTGACCCGGAATGTACACTTGGATCATTGGCCGTTTGTCCATCTTGACAGGCACGATTTCCGGGGCAAGACTGATTAAATCGAATTCTTTTTCCAACCCGACGATGACGGCGTTGTAATCGTCATCCGTTGTCGGCGTAACGGTCACAACCTTGTCATCGTCGTTGAATTCGCAATCGGTTTTGTAAAACTTTCCTTTCCAATACGGCGTCCACGTTTGGCCACGATCATACGAAATTTGCATCTGCATTTTGAATTCGTGGTCGAATGCTTGCGCGACAATATAGGCGTAATCCGGCCCCGTGAATTTCAGTTGGCCGGATAACTTGCGCCGGAAGAATTCTTGCCCGCCCTCCTTTTCGAAAGACATTGCGTTGTTGCTCCCATACGTCGGGAACACGGCAAGATCGGTTCCATCGTCATCGAATATGAATTTGTATATCGGGTTCATTACGATTTGATTTTGCGGGTTAAATTCTTGTATTTAATTATCGTGTTTCCGTTGCCGTCAACGAACCGCGTTTCATCGCCTTGTTTGCGGATGGCGGAAACATCCTTTTCAAGCCCGGAAATGTCCGTATTTCCGCCGCCAATCATCCCGACGGCATATCCCGCCATCGCCGCGTTCGCGCGCTGATAACGGTCTGCAAACGTGCCGTTGTTGAACGATTGGATGACGTCGGGGATCACGTTGCGATAACGGCGCGAATTCCGTTTGTTGAT